TATATATGACTAAATTAAAACCTGAAGTTCTTGCGTACATTAAACAACAATCACCTACTGGTATTACATTAACTAAAAACCAAAAAGGTCTTTATGTTAAAGTTGCTAAGATGGTTAATGGTAAGGAACAAAGTCTTACTAAAACTATAAGTATGGATTTAGATAATAGTATGTCTGTTGCTGATATGAAGTCAGCATTTGAGACAACTCTATCTTTAGCTTTAACTACTAAAAGACAGTTTAAAGTTAATATTAATAATCCTAACTTTACATCGTTTCATACACCAACTGCAAAAGGTGTTGGTACATTAGGTGGTGTTTTTCAAATGATGTTCATGCGAGAGTGGGGGCAATGTACTGAGAAGCAACAAGACCAAGTAAAGTCATTCTATAAAGACTTAGAAGAATTTTTTACAGCAGAAAAAAAATTGTCTGAGTTTACTATAGAGGACATAGATGGTTATGAAAATCAGGCTACTGGTGAACTTGAAAATGGTTTCAAGCAATGGGTTGCACAAAAGATTATTGAACGACCTAAGAATATGACTGGTACTGTTTCTCATAATTCTATTAACAAAAGATTAGGTGTATTAAGAAGTATTCAAAAGTATGCGTTAAGTAAACGTTTACTTGGGAATGACCAATTAATTAATCCTGATAAGAGAGTTAAGAATATGGGTATAGTTGATTTACCAAGAGGTGAGTCAAAAAGAAAACCTGCATTTACTTTTGCTGAACAAGAAACATTACTAGCAGTTATTGCTAAGAGTGGTGTTCAAAAAGACTGGGATATGTGGGCTTGGTGTTTTGATACTGGTATGAGACATGATGGTGAACTAGATGGTTTCACTATTGATAATGTTGACTTCAGTAGAAAGACAATAACATTTTGGAGACCAAAGACTAAATCTTGGTCTGTTGAAATGGTGTTAACACCAAGAATGTCTGAGATACTTGGTCGTAGAAGAAAAGAAGCACAGTTAAGAAATGACAGAAAAGTGTTTCCAAGTACAGCAGGTAGCAGACGTAGCAACTGGGATAAATACATTCGTATGTGTAATTTTAATAAAAACTTTACACCATACACTACAAGACACACTTACATTACGCGTCTTGCAGAAGAAGATGTAAATATGAAAGTTGTTATGGAACTAGCAGGTCACTCTTGTATTGAAACAACCATGACTTATTACACTAAGTCTTCGTCAAAACTTTTACATAATGCTATGTTAAAGATTTCGAATGGTTATGTTGATGCTAAGAATGATAGTATAGTTAAAGAAAATAAGGACTCTATGATTGGTCATAATTCAAAAAAGGCTTTGAAATAGAAATGTATTCTGTTATTACTTCACCAGTTTTAAGTGGGGCGATGGCGGAATTGGTAGACGCGTTGGTCTTAGGAACCAATTTTTTCGGAAGTGAAGGTTCGAGTCCTTTTCGCCCTACCAGAAAAGTAAGTAAGAACGCAGACAAAAATGACTACGCTGACGTCTACGATATGTTAGTTTTGTCTACGAATAAAAAAAAGGAAGGTGTGGTTAAGAACAAGAATATTGATTTCGGTAGTCTTAGGAAGAACCACACTTTTCATCTCAACGACACTTGTGCAAAAAATTCTTTAAGCACTAGGTGTTTTTTCAATTTAACCTCATCAACACATCTGTGGTGGTCTTGTAGACGATACAAGAAAACACCTCGTAGACGTACACCTGTGTTGGTATCACACAAGGAGATGTTCTCACAATGTCCGCAGAAACTCACAAGACACCATTACAGCTACAACTAGAGGAATTAGTTAGAGTTGGCGTAGGTGGTAAATACAAAGATAAAAAAGATTACATAGAAGTAATCCAAAAAGAACTAGACCATGAAGAAGCTATGCTTAGAGGTGGGGCAGATAGATACATTAAGACTGTAAATGATGCCAAAGCCAAACAGCAGGAAAGTACAACCTTGTATGGCCTAGTATTACAGCAGAAATATATAACTGAAGTATCCAAGAAGATTAATGATGATATTAGGTTAATGACCTCAGGTCAGGCAGGAAACCACCAAACTGCTCTCAAACTAATATGTCAATGTCTTCCATCTACAGCATTTGATAAAGGCGTCTTTTTAGATGACAGGCCAAGTATATGGGATACTTGTTCTTTGATTATATTGAAGAATGTAATTGATGGTATTTCTGATGAAATAACTATTAATAAATTATCTATACAAATAGCTACTGGATTAATGCAGGAAGCTAGAATTACTCAATTTAAAGAACAGAATAAAGATAGCTACAATAAGACTGCAAGGAAACTAGCAGGTAAGAACATACCTCAGGGTATCAGAAGGTATCAATATAAGTCTAGAGTTTGGACATATATGATGAACCGAAATGAACTTAGGTTTGACGATTGGACTAACGTAGAAAAATTACATCTAGGTGTAAAGATGTTAAGCTACCTTGAAACATTAGGTTTAGTTAAACATCAAAATAGAAAGCATAGGAAAGATAAGACTATTACCTATGTAGAAGCAACACCCCAAATCATAGAGGAAATTAGAAACTTCAATATCAGAAATGAATTGTTGTTTCCTAAATTCTTAATGATGGTTGCACCACCACGTGATTGGACTTCACCTTTTACAGGCGGATATTATGGAAAAAGATTTAACAAAGAAAATAAACCAGAGGAGATTGAACGTGCATTACAACTTTATCAAGCAAACAAATAAAAGATATTTAGAAGAACTAAACAACAGGTGGCATGAGTTTCCTGTAGTCAGCAATGCAGTCAATATAATGCAAAGAACTGAATGGGTAATTAACAGGCCTGTATTTGATGTATTAGATGCCTGTGTAAAGAATAGCTTTGCCTTAGGTAAACTACCAATTAATCCTGATGATATACCATTACCACCTAAACCATTTGATATAGCAACTAACAAAGAAGCTAAGACTAAGTGGAAAAGAGAAGCATCAAATGTCTATAAGGAGAGAGCAAAAGCAAAGTCTAAATTTATTCAAGTTAGACAGATACAAGAAGAAGCTAAATTATTTTTAGATATAGGTTTCTGGTATCCATACCAATTAGATTTTAGAGGTAGAATATATCCTAAAAGTCCTATGCTATCTCCACAGAGTGCAGACTATGCAAGAGCATTACTTAAATTTAAGTTTGGTAAACCAATGGCAACTGAAGAAGCATTTAATAACTTTGCTGTAGCAGGTGCAGGTCTATTTGGTGAAACTGATAAAGAAGAATTATCTATAAGAAGACAATGGGTAATTGATAATGCAGATAAAATAATTAGTACTGCTAACAATCCATTGACTGATACATTCTGGTGTGAAGCTGATAAACCATTTAGTTTCTTAGCATGGTGTATTGAGTATAGAGATTTTGCTTTGTCAGACTTTGACCCAAAGTTTATAACTACATTACCAATACATTCTGATTGTTCTAATTCAGGCCTACAACATTACTCAGCTATGATGAGAGATGAAGTAGGGGGTAAGGCTACAAACCTAGTACCATCTAATAAACCTAATGATGTCTATGGTATTGTTGCTGAAAAAGTTATTGAGAAACTAAAAGTAAATACTAATCCACTAGCTAAGAAATGGTTAGATTATGGAATAGACAGGAAGATATGTAAGAAGCCTGTCATGTGTTTACCTTATAGTTTAACTCAATATTCCTGTAGGCAATACATTCAAGACCATGTTGAAAAAGAGTTAGTAGACCGCAATAAACAACATGAGTTTGGTGATGACCTATTTAAATCAACCCATTGGTTAACAGGCATAGTATGGAAAAGTATTAATGAAGTAATTGTTGGTGCTAAAGATATTATGAAGTTCTTAAAAGATGTAGCTAAATTAGTTGCTAGTGAGAACTTACCTGTAGCTTGGACTTCACCATTAGGCTTACCAATCTTTATGAGTTCTTATAAAAAAGAAAGTAAAAGAGTTAAGACTAAGATGGGTGATAGTATAATAAAACTTTCTGTAAGTAGTGAGACAGAAGAAATAGATAGACGTAAAGTACAGCAATCTATATGTCCAAATCTAATTCATCAACTCGACTCATCGGTATTAAGTTTATCTGTAGTTAAAGGTTCTGAACTTGGAATAGATAACTTTAGTTTAATCCATGACAGCTTTGGAGTTCTTTCACCTGACGCTAATAATATGTCCTTAGCATTACGTGAAGCATTTTGTGATATTTATAGTCAAGATGTATTAGCTAACTGGGCTATGGAAATGAAGCAAATGTTATCAGAAAAAAATCAAAAGAAATTTCCACCTATACCTGCAAAAGGTAGTTTGGATTTAGACCTTGTGAAAAGTTCTGTGTTTTTTTGTGTATAGTTTTTTTAAACAGTCGTCATCGACACATCTGTCGATTAAGTACCACCTATGGCTAACCGAACAATTAACCAAAGGAGTATAATTATGAACGATGCCACAAATATAAGTGAACTGGGTGAAGCACTTTACCCACACTTAAACAGACCTGACGTTAAGTTTAACGAAAATGGTGAATACAAAGTAAACCTAAAAATACCTGAAGCAGATGCAAAAGGTATGATTGCTTTATATGAGAAAGCTATACAAAGTAGTATTTCTGAAGCTGAACAAAAGTTAAATGGTAAGAAGGTGAAGTTAGCACCTAAACCATATTCAGTTGCAGATGGCTTTGCAGTTTTCAAATATAAAATGAAAGCAACTGGAATAAACAGGAAGACTAAAGAACCATTTAGTCAAAGACCTGCTTTATTTGACGCCAAGAAAAATCCTCTTAACCCATCATCTTGTAATATCTGGGGTGGTTCTAAGATGAAAATTGCTTACGTGTTGAGAAGCTATTACTCACCTGCATTAGGTGCAGGAGTGACAGCACAACTGAAAGCAGTTCAAATCATAGAATTAGTCGAAGGTAAGCAAATGGATTTATTTGCTAAAGAAGATGGCTATGAAAACAAGACGTCACCAGAGGAGATGAATAATGTACCACAGACAGAAGTTCAAACGAGTACAGATTTCTAAAGACGTCACATTAAAATCAGGATTGGAAGAAGTTGTTTATCATTATTTAACTAATGCTAAATGCACTTTTAAATATGAAAGTTTAAAAGTCACTTACTTCCAACCTGAAACTAAAAAGACATATACACCTGATTTTCCAATTAAGGGTTCATTTATCATAGAAACTAAAGGTGCTTTTAATAGTGCCGATAGGAAAAAGATGAAGCTAGTTAAGAAGCAAAATCCTAAATTAGATATTAGGTTTATATTTTCAAACGCAAAGACAAAGATTGGAAAGAAAAGTTTAACTACTTATGGCAAGTGGTGTGAACTTAATAACTTTCCTTATCATTGTATTTATTCAACACAACAAACCTTCCCACAAGAATGGTTAAAAGAAATTAAGGAAAAACAAAATGGCAAGACAAGAAACTAAATATATAGTTATTCATTGTTCTCAGACTAGACCTTCACAAGATTGGGGTGCTAAAGAGATAGATAGAGTACATAGAGAATTTGGTTGGTTAAAGATTGGTTATGGAAAAGTAATTAAAAGAGATGGAACTGTAGAACAAGGTAGAGAAGATGATGCAGTACAGGCTCACGTAGCAGGTTATAACCATACAGCTTATGGACTTTGTTTAGTAGGTGGTGCAACAGAAGAAGATTGGAAAGTTGGAGAAGACAATTTCACAAGTGAACAATTTGAAAGTTTAAAAAAAGTTTTAGAAGAATTAGTTATTAAATATCCTGAAGCAAGAATAGTTGGACATTATGAATTAGATGAGAAGAAGACTTGTCCTAATATTAATATAAGAGAATATTTATTAAACGAAGATATTAAAAATTACAAATTTCAAGATGGTTTGACTGATGAAGCTGATTTAGCGGAATTGGAAGATGAACCAAGAGAATAAGTTTCTCCATCATAGTCCTTGTGAGAACTGTGGTAGCCGAGACAATCTAGCGGTCTATGAAGACCATACATATTGTTTCGGTTGCCGACAGTACAACACATTAAATGGTGAACTACCAAAAATTAAAGAGAGAACAGAATTTAAAAATATGATTGATGGAAAAGTAGAAGCATTACCAAGTAGAAAAATAGATAGTGAAACTTGTAATAAGTTTAATTATCAAACAGGTGTCTACAATGGTAAACCAGTTCATATCGCTAATTACTATGACAAAGATTATAATATCGTTGCACAGAAATTAAGATTTCAAGATAAAAAATTTACATGGCTTGGTGATACAGACAAGATAACTTTGTTTGGTCAAAACCTTTGGAGAGATGGCGGAAAGATGGTCATTTTAACAGAAGGCGAACTTGATTGTCTTTCAGTTAGCAAAGTACAACAAAATCGCTTTCCAGTTTGCTCAGTACCTTCAGGTGCTACTTCAGCAAAAAAATATATTAAAAAAGAATTAGAATGGTTATCTAAATTTGACAGCATTATTTTAATGTTTGATGAAGATGAAGCAGGGAAACAGGCAGTTATAGATTGTGCAAGTATTCTTCCAGTTAAAAAAGTTAAGATAGCTACATTACCTGCAAAAGACCCATCAGAATTATTACAGTCTGGTAGAGGTGAGCAGATAGTTCAATCAATGTGGGAAGCAAAAAATTATACACCACAAGGTATTATTGAAGGGTCTGAAACTAAAGACCTATTACTTAAAGACG